ATTATATTCCTCAAACGAATAGATCTCATTTAAGATTGAATCTGTATATGTGTTTTGGTGGTCTTTCATCGTAATACGCATCTCCGGATTCCAACATCTCTTTTATTTTCCGAGCATAAGGTTTCAGTTTACGAACCCCATCTTTGGTGGTATAATACGTCCGAATAGTTTTATCGTGATACGTCTTGTCTCCTACAATGATGACTCTTGTTTTAGAGGTCATTCCAATATGTTCAAAGTTTGTCGCTTTGTATATGGTACCTTCATGTCCAAAGTGGGCATCAGCATAACTAATAATAGTTTTGATATCGGTGTTCTTTCTCAACCATCGCAAAGTATGACCTATAAAATACGATTCAGTATTTTTTGGAGTGTCATCAACACAAACTAAGCGTCTTAGCTCAATGACATCATCTTCATTTTCTCCATATTTTCTCCAAGCGTTGGCCATCGCCAGTTTTCCATAGATCATACCACCAATTAGGTTTCCGTTTCTGAGAAGTTTAAAACAATGGCCAAGTCGTAAACCATTCACGTTATGTGAATAATGGTGAGTCTCTACAAAATCTTTGATGTCAGACAATTTGCAATGTTCGACATCAAAGTCACGGACGGACATTAGTTATACCCTCATTAGAGTTTCGAGTTCCTCGAACTGGTCATCGACACCGTACATCTTCAACTCAGCATCAGTTCGCCATTGAACAACCTTAGGCGCAAACTCTTGGAAAGTCGGTTCACCGATCAGACCTTCCTCCGCATTCTGAACCCAGCGCCGAATACCACACACTTGGTTTTCCCAGTTGAGCATTTCTTGTTCCATCAACAAGTCACCGCCGATGGAGACATGAACATTGATGGGGGATTCCCAGAAGTCAACATAGTCAGACTCAACGAAGTCGATCGCATCGACCACCTTGACATCGATGATGTACTCCTGCTCGTAGTCATTACGCTTGGCAATGCCATTCTCGACGGCATTGTACCACTCGACATCCGCGAGCTGCTCGGGAGTGCAAGGTACGATATAGGTGGAACCACCCTTGGGCTTCCACCGCTGAGGGCACTCACCCTCACCATCCCACGCATGGGCGCCATAGTTCTCAAGATACTGAGTGGCGAAAACAAGGCGGATAGTTTGGTCTGACATAATATAAACTCCAAAGAGAAAAGAGAGGGGGAGAAACAGTGAACCCGAAGTTCCTATTCTCGACTCCAGCGATCCAGTGGATCGTCAGTGAACCCCGAAGGTTCCTAGTCGGGAGACCAGATCTCCCCAAACAACAAAGGTATTATCTCAAAGATTTAAAGAAAAGTCAATAACTTTTGGTGAATACTCACTATTCACGAAATGAATATTGGTCGGAGTGGCTGGATTCGAACCAACGACCCCCTGCTCCCAAAGCAGGTGCACTACCAAGCTGTGCTACACTCCGAAAAAGGATGAGGTCGTGTCACATACCTATTAGTCGGAATCTTCGGAAACACGACTCTCATCAAAAGACCTTAGGCGTACCAGCTTCGGTAAAAATCTTTACCTTCTTCGGCAGGGGCGGCGTATCGAACATCGTCGATGTTGATACCTCGACCAGTGATTCGCTTAGTGAATCTCTCACCGATGAAGTGGTTGAGGACAGGGCGAACACGGTCGCTCATGAACCCTTCGCTACCTTCGACAGTCTCGACAGCGATCTCACGCAGTGCGACAGTCGCACCTTTCTTCTCGACTACTTGATAGGCGTCGATGTTGGTCTGTTCCCAACCCCAGCTGGCGACATAGATGTCACCTTTCTGAACAGTCTCAAGGGCAGCCGCCCTTTCAGCGGCACGTTTTGCCTTGCGTTCTGCTTTGTACTGTTCAGCACGTTCGAGACCAGCAAGAAAGTTCTCGCAATGCTCAATCATTCGAGCAACAGTACCGAAACGATAGTTGAACTCAACTTTGTAACCCAGACGGGCACGTTTAGTAGGGCGAATACACTTGGCGACAGGACGCTCGGCGTCAATAGTCAACTCGTAACCGCGCTCTGCAAACTTCTCAATCAATTCTTGTTGGATCACGTGCATAACAAACTCTCTCTCATTAATTTACAGGGTAATTATCTCACGAAAAATGTGTTTTGTCAACACTTTTTTTAGATTATTTTGGAATAAGGATATAACCTTTTATTATAAGGTCGTTGATGATTTCTCGACCTGAACAATTGTTGCAGCGGGATAAAGACAACCTAATGCCCTAGGCATCAATTGTTTACACATAATTGCATCGTTGGGCCAGGCGCCATAGTCGTGTACAAGGGACACAAGTTTCTTCGCACCCGATGGTCTAAGGTAGTAAGCAGAGTTTCCAGGCAGACCTGCTGGGCGCGCCTGAGACCGTACATAAGGCACATCTACCACAGTATCGGGTGGAGTGCGTGATCGAATTGGTGCTGCCGCAGCCTCTTCAATTTTTTGTTGGTAGAGTGCCGCACGTGGTGTTGCACCACCTTGTGGTCGATTCAATGCAACCACAGATTTGTTGGATGATTCTAAAATATTTGTGTTGAGTTTACGTGTGAACACAGCATCGTGTTCGAAGATTAAAAAATCTTCTTCTTGAACAATGCACTCTAACCACAGACGATAGTGAGATAAAAAACAGGCAATTCGTTTTTCGGGAACCGCTGTTCGATACCCTTCTTTAGTCAACCCCGTGGCAAAATCTACAATCTCTTGTCCATTCCACGGATAGTTCCAAGACAATTGATAAAACAACATTTCACTCTTAACTGAACTCGGAGTAGAGGCTTCGAAGGTTTCAATTACAAAATCGTTTTCAACTTTCTTGGATGATTCGATTAGACGATTCGCTGTCGCAACTGAACTGTTGTCATCGATTATCGTAATTACTTTCGCTTTCATAGTCCATCCACAAAGGTTTGATAATGTTTGGTCACTTCTGGTATATCTAGTGCGATCAACATTCGTATAGTTTCACCACGGAAAGTTTCCCAGAACTTCGGATCGTGTTCTTCGATGCTTCCTGCATTGTGCTTCATATCAAAGAACTTAATGATCTTCACCTCTTTGGGTGCTTGTGCGAGATATGCATTGTACACCGTTTTCCGAGTGGCACGATTACCAACAAACTCGGGTGGTTTGGTCAAAAACCAAACATACCTTGCGACTGTTTCGCCAGCGATATCCGTGACCATCTCAAAGGTAGCATCAGTGTCCTCTACAACGTCATGTAACAGTGCCGCTGCAATTACTTCATCGGGAGCGTCTTCACCTAAAACTGTTTTGTAATATGCCATAACTGCCTCTGCGACGGCTTCACAGTGGGTGAAGTACGCTTCGCCGGTGTACTTTCGTCGCTGACCTTGATGCTTCATCGCACCCCAAAGTCGAGCGTGTTCTATTAATGCTCCCATAATAACTCCGTTAAAAATTCTTCCATTTGAAATGCCTCGACTTCCCAAGGCTGTTGTCGATACGCAATCTTGATTCCACCCCGAGGGCCGACAGGAATCTCTTGTCGATTCCATCTTGTCATTGTTGCGTTTAATTCGCCACGAATATATTGTTTTGCATGAGTCAATTCGTGGGCAAGGGTTCGGACGATCATCTCAACGGGCAACTGATTGTCCACCTCGATCAAGATGGTTTCTTCATCTTCTTTCAGACACCAACCCATCGCACCGAGATTTTTAGCGAATCGAACGTGGATATTAATTTCACGTTTGAACTCGCGAGGCAATAATTCGTTGATGACGTTACAAGCGAATTCTTCGAGACGCGCTTTCTGTTTGACCCGACCTTGAAAAAATACGTTGATCATCTTTATTCCTCATTAAGTACAAGCGTATTATCTCAAATTTTGGGGATTCGGTCAAGCGGTAAGTCATTGATTTTAAAGGGAAAAAATATGAGAAAAAACCTTAATGAAATCAATGACTTATCGAGACCTAAAAAGTGGAGAAATAGTGAAAGTTTTACTCGGATGGGTATCCTTCGTACCATTTCACCAAAGTGTTAACCCGAAAAGACCTCCACGAACTCTTATCGAGTGACCAGACCACCAGATGATCTGACTCTTCTTTTTGTTCTAGAATCTCTGGAACATTGTGATCGGACAACTCCGGATTGAGTGTGCTAGGCATTACCCGTAAATCACCACTGTCAATCTTGGTGAATTCTACAGTCACCACACCTTTCTTTGCAGCTTCAACAAAACCTTTAATGTTGGTATGTTCTTTCACGCAACTCTCCTTTTTACTTGAATGGCGTCTTTTGGACGAGCAAACTTCCAAGAACCTTTTATGAAGGCCCGGATTGGTCGTTTCGCTTGTGATAGTAACATCACTGGAGACAAATCTTCTCCGTAATTAATAACACGATCCATAAAAACTTCAGCGTCTTGGAGCGTTTTGAAATTCTCAGAAAACTCTTCGCCGTTTTTCATCACTCGAACCTCGAAGTCTTTCAAACTCTCCAACTCTTGTTGTTCTTCAAGATGGTTATTAATGATTTCATTACACAAGGCGAGTGGCACTTTTGCCACTCGTTTTTCGAAAACCTCTTCTAAGATCACTTTACGAAATTTAGTAGGAATTTCTTGATGTGAACGATAGAGAACCATTTCCATATTATGCTACCTCCGCATATTCAATTGCTGTGTTAATCGCTTTCAACTTTCGAGTCTGATTCTGACCGAACCAAGCAGATGTCATTCGAGTATCTGCACTTCGACCCAACTGGTGATCAGTCATATAGGTGACTGCGTTTACCGCATTCCACCAAGTGCCTGGGAACAGGTCAGCACCAGGCTGAGTATCGATTAACTCGATAGTGTTCTTGGCAGTTGTTGACAACTCTTTAAACTCATTTACTTCTTTACGCTTGGTGTTAGCCGCAGGGAAGACCGTGTTCATAAACGTCAACAAATTGTCTTGAGTATAACGCTTGGTAGCGAGGAAGTTTGCCATATCTTTGTACATCTCAAACTTCTCGTGAGCGAGACCCATTTGTTCTTTAACCGATGAGGGGTCAAAAACCTTACGGTGGTTGACGATTGCTTCGTTCACCGATTCCATACCCATAGACATATTCATCGTGTTCTGACACACCACACGAACAGGCGTCATGCGAATGTTCACAGACTTACCATAGATGTGAGGATTAGAGAACAACATATAGTTATCAACTTGATCCTTACCTAGAACATCAAACGACTCTTTGATCTTCGCAAGAACCCAAACAATCTTACCATCTTTGAGAGAACCAGCGGTATGCATTTCCATATCACCAGCAGCACAGAACTCGTTAAAGAAGTTAAACGCTTCTTCGTTCTGAATGGGTTCCCAGTTGTCACCAACCATAGGTGCGAGAACTGTATTATCAGATTCGCGAATCAGAGCATTAGTACCCGTTGCGATTAGGTCAGCGTCATCCGGCGCCGCGTAAGTAGGGATTTTACGAACTTTCCAATCAACACCGGCTTTCTGCATCATCTGCATAGGTGTTAGATCATTAGAGACTTTTTCACCAAGGCCGTGCCAAGGTACTTCGCCTGCATAGGCCATCGTTTCAACTTCGTGGGACATAACGTATTTCCTTTTCAATTGTCAAATTACTAGGTAATTATAACAAATGTTTTATGAACATACAAGGGGTAAAGTGAAAAAAATATGGAAATATTTCACAAATATGATGAATCATTCACCAACTGTATTGCCGGTGTAAACGCCGTTGAATTGATTGTTAACCCGAATGAAGGTGGCACATTTACTCAGTTGTTTAAGAGTACGAGCACCAACATAAGTACAGGCAGAACGAAGACCACAAAGAATGTCTTGAACTGTGGGGTCAACCGGCCCACGATAGGGAAGTTCGACAACCCGTCCCTCACTCGCTCGATAATCTTTGAAATCGTCACCTTGCGCTTCCTTTGAAGACATTCCGTAGAACTTGACCTTTTTGCCTTCGATAGCGTCCATATGAGGCCCTTGAGATCCAAACCCTTCGTCGTGACCCGCTAACATACCACCCAACATTACGAAGTCTGCTCCTGCGGCAAACGCCTTTACCACGTCACCAGAAGATACACACCCACCATCAGCAATGATATGGCCACCAAGTCCGTGAGCAGCATCCGCACATTCGATAACCGCTGACAACTGAGGATAACCAATACCAGTTTTAATGCGAGTAGTGCAAACACTGCCAGGGCCAATCCCGACTTTAACGATATCTGCTCCACTTAGAATCAATTGCTCCGTAATATCTGGCGTGACAACGTTACCAGCTATGATAGTTGATTTGGGAAAAAGTTCTCGAATCTCCGAGACTCTTTCTATGAACCTTTCACTATAACCATTGGCAACGTCTATGCAAATAAACGGTAATTCAAAACCATTGATATCCACTTCATATTTATAGTTCGCTAACTTTGTCATATCGGAATCACTAACTCCGGTAGACACGGCGAACCAGTTGTAGTGCGGTAAGTCTTGTTTAACAACAAACCGAATGACATCGTAGACATCATAACTTTTCACGAAACAGGTAAACAACCCGTGTTCTTTTAACTTCGAAGCCATCTCAATGGTTCCTACACCATCCATATTCGAGGCCATAATCGGCACACCAGAATAGGTTTGACCACTGTTTCTGAACGTGTATTTTCTTTCTAGAGAGACTTCGGATCGACTACCCATTATAGAACGTTTGGGTCTAAGTAAAACGTCCGAATAATCGAGTTTTACTTCATTGTCTATTCTCACTTACTTGACCTCTTGGAAATACCGAGTTTGACTTGGAGATTCTCGATTTCTTTGTCCTTACGCTTCTGCCACGACTCTTGAGTACGTGATCCCTTCTCAAAAAACTTTGACTCTTTGAGTCGACTGAGTGCGCCTTCACGGCGCGACTTAACTACTGCTTGACCTCTCATTTGTCTGGAAAACCCTCCTGTACGAATACGCCGATAGTACCGATCTGACCATCAGTCAATGTTTTTGCTTGAGGCCACATCATCATTGATTGTGGGCCCACCATTTCACCACGCTTGTAAGTCAACAACTTGTTAATGATATCATCAGCCGACTGTTCAACAAGGGCAGGCCCGATACCGCCCTGTCCTTGAACACCGTGACAAGCCGCGCAGGCGACCCATGGTTTACGAATGTCTTCGAAACGGTCTTCAGAGACAGCCTCGAATGACGTTAGTGCGAATGCAATTGCAATCAGTTTTCTCATTTGGCCATCTCCGATATTTCTGTGGCGTGTTTAGGGTTGGTTACGGGCACTGCGTTTGACTTGTGCATCGTTGCGATGCCGATCACATAATCTCCGGTGTACCTGATGGATTCTTTGCTCGTACCTCGACCTGCACCTGTTCCATTAAAATCTGAGACCGATGGGTACCTTCTGTTCTCCGAAAGCCTTTGTTCTGCATAAGATACGCACTTCGTTGAACTCTTTGTCTCGATTGGACGGAACGGCGGTGGCGTGTATTTGGCATAGACTTCTCCTTTCGGTTTTTTAGTTTTGCGTTTACGACCAGACGGATCGTACTTAGAATAGTTATGTATATACATTGTATTTGGCACCCAGTTGAATTAAAAATATAATCAACACGAAATCGATAACAAAAGATACGATTGAAACATCTATTATAGAAGATTTAAATCGTTGTGTCAAGTTCATTTACAATTCCTAATATTTTTTTAGAACGTTCCAGATCCTTCTGCAACCACTTCGGCAAATCCTTATGCCATCGGTAGGTGTAGTACACCCACATCGCAACGTGTTTCTCGTTCATGACCTCTCCCGCAAAATAGTGACCGCCAACATAAAACCTGAGATTGCATTCAACATAATCAATGCACGATCACGCCAGATGATCGATACCCACGTCCAGAGAACGATCCCAGCAAGACCAAACACCAGATCATATATTCGGTAGTCGACACCCGCAGATCTCATAGCGAGGGACATCAGGATCAGAATCGATGCGACCCATTTCAGATACCAGTCAAAGTTCTCAGGGTACCAGTTCCGATCTGGTTTGGTGCGGCCCTGAGCTCGCACCATTGGATCACCTTTGCTTCTTGGGGACATCCATTGACTCCATAATAATCTGTTTAGGTAAAAAGTTCCAACAGTAGTATGAGGAACTGAAAGTAATTTTGTCGTTCGGGCGGCCGTCAGGCGAATTGAATTTCATACGTTGTTCAAACATCAACAGTTGTAACTCTTTCTCTTTGAACAGTTTCTTGGGGGCAGAATCATTTAACCAAGTGTTGGTCATTATCAAAGCGAAAGGTTTTTCAAAACTCAAGGCCCTCTCGAAGTAGTTTCTCTTTTTGGTGAAGGGTGGATTCGAGACCATCACATCCCAGTGTTCCGGTTCATACTCAAAAAAATCTTGACCCGAAAAAATATGAGAATGTACAACCTCATTTTGATTTGAGATTTGTTTGACAAACTCGGAGTCTTCGGTATCGAACGGACACCATACTACCGCACCTTTTGGTATGTACTTCAGAATAGGTTTTACACCATAGTCCGGAGTGTAACACTCATCGTTGCCGCCTGGCGAATAGGTCAGTTCTTTTGCGAAACTGTTACTCATTTATTTCTTCTACTTCATATAGTTTACAGACAAATTCTGTTTTAACAACATCTACACAAATGATGTTTCCGTATAACGGTGTACATTCTTGCGACTCTAGTCTTATCGAATCCCAATCAATACAATGTTTATCATCAGCTACAATACATCCGACAAACAACAAACTACCAAGACAACTCAATACGGCTCTTACCCGTTTCATCAAAACTCTCCACCGTTACACCACACTCTTCAATGATCGGAACGATTGCCTTGAAGTTCTCAACACCTTCTTTACTACCGTCGAAACAAAATAATGATGATGTCTGTTGTTCTGGTGACTGACAAACGAAACCAGAGACCGATGTGTCGAACTCAGAGGCATCGAAATCTTCTTCGATCTCACCCATACCGAAACACTCTGAACAATCTTCATCGGTATCTATGTCATAACCTTCACCCTCACAAACTGGGCACTCTTCACCTTCGAGATAGACCTCACAGTCCTGCGAGTGGTTGAACAGTACCTTTGAGTAATCGACATCGATTTTCTCATCTTCATCAAGGTAGTCTGGAAGACAAGACCACGCACAACTCTGACAACAGGGTTCGTTCCAACCGACATACCAACCTTCTTCACGCAGGCGTTCTTGCATCTTACGAAATCCATTCATTACTTAGGTTCCTTCATATGAAAACCATCAGGCGATAGTTCGTTAAACATTTCACGGGCTTCAACCTCGAAACCCTCGGCAGACAATTGAGCGTATGCTCTGTCAAGCGCCTTACTTTGTTCCATACCACGAGTGTAGTAACGGTGATCATCGGAGTAATGGAAAAACCAATCGTGACCTTCAAGCATCACACGATAATTTTCTAACATCTCATTCATAGTAATTCAATTCCACTACTTGCTTTGATATATTCTTTCTCGACGGCTTCAGCAGTTTTTACTACCAAAACAACACCCGACTTATTGAAAGTGACCTCACCAACTCTTGGTTCACCAGTCATTGCGACTGTAGGCATAAAACCAAGATTAGTGCCATCCGGTGTCACGATGTGGGGATCACCGATAGTCAGAGTGGTGTCAGTCTCTACTCGATACTTTCCCACGTACTCAGCACCTGTTACGGCGACCACTGTGACCACATCATTAATTTGCATTGGCATTTCTCATTTTCTCCATTCTGTTTTTCGACGCAATCCACTGATCAAACGTCATTGGTTTTCGAGCATCACTATAAGATAGTTTACTCTTTTTGAATTCACTTTTCAAGCTATTTGCAACATCAGCACCCATAAATCTTGACACTAACTTCACAAGGGCTTGACGGAATGATCGACCGTGATGAGCGTGACCGAGACAGTGCGACAGTTCGTGTAGAACAGTGTACTCGTTCATTCCGGTCTTGGTATCCAGCACGATGTGATTCTGGTGTACGTAGGCGACACCCGCATTACCCGCACCGTTTCTTTTCTTGGCGGCAACTGATATCGAAGTTCCTCGAAGAATCGCACCCACATCATAATTTTGGCGTGCCTCGTAAGCATCTAACCACAACTTAGTGTAGGTCTTAGACTTGGTGATCTTGTTGATGTACTTCTGAACCTGTTCGATTGAACCGAACTCGATACCCGAACCATTGACATCTTGAAATGCCCACTCAGCTTTATAGGTCTTGAGACGTTCGGAGTCCCTGCCACGTTGACCCTTGTTTTGTTTCTTCGCATGGTTACGAAGGTACTCATTGTACTGGTCTTCGATAGAACCGTGAAAGGGGCGGTCAAACCCCATCTCTTTATAGATACCTACTAACATTATGCAGCTTTCTCCAGTTTCTCAATTTCAGTTTGAAGCGCGGCAATACGCGCCTCAACAAGAGCGTTGTCTTCGGGAGACAACTCCCCACGGATCTCCGCGAGGCACATCATCTCGTTAAAAAGATTACCGATTACTGAATCCATATTATGCCTCCTTAGGCGCAAACAGTTTACCGAAACCTTCAACCAGAAGGTTGTAAGCGTAGACTTCGTATCGCCACTCGTGGTCGAAACCGTAGTCATCAGTCTCAAGAGCGGCGACTTCAGCGGCCTCATAACGACGCTCAAAACCTTGGAGAGCGTCAAGAGTATCTTCAGTACCCATGAAACCTTTGACGATTCGAAGAGCCTGGTTGAAGTCAATACCTTCTTGCTCCAACTCGGCAATCTCACACTCAGTTTGGTAGATAATTCGTGCCATTTCTTAGTTCCTCATCTCAATTACAAAGTAATTATCGCATGGATTAAGATGTTTTACAAGCGTTTTTTTGTCTTTTTTTAGACTATTTTGGAATAACCTTAGAACTTTCTAGAATATCTCGAACACGTTCACGGTCAATAGAGTCACCGTCACCCCATTCGAAATGATTCTGGGGATCACTACACAGCTTGATGTAGTCCATAATGCCGACTTCAACATCCGGAACGGTCAACCCCTCGATGGGGTAGATCCCGTCATACCCGTAGAAAGACAGAACATAGTTCCGAAACTCCACAAATGCGGGATTGTTACGCAAAGCGATAAAGTTAGTAATCATTATACAGCCTCCTTCTCAAGTTTCGCCACAGCAGACAAAGCACCAAACCCAATTTCTTCAACGAAGGCAACATAGGAACGAATCGCTTCAGCGCAGGCTTGGTTTTTGTTTTCAGCTTCAAGACCCTTGAAAACCCAAGAGCCTGGAAAACCTTCTTCAATAACTCGAACTTCGTACTTTTTCATAACAACCTCTTTAAATCTGGATCTCACCACAAAACCACTGAACAAGAACCTTATTGACCAAACTCTGGTCGAACTCAGCACACTCTGCCTTGACAGCAGCAATCCACTCAGGAACATCTCCGCAAAGATCAACGTGGTTTAAAATTGACTGTTTAATTGAAAGTTCCATTACCAATTCCTCATCTCAAATTACGTAGTAATTATCTCACGAATCGAATACCACGTCAACACTTTTTTGATGAAAGTTTTCGTAAAACTTTTCGAAAACGATCGGAAAAATCGATTAAATCAATTTCACGCCGTATTGGTAGATATCCCTCTTGGTGAGTGAGGCACCAAGTCGTGGATCTTTTTTGGTAGAGGCGGTAGGGAATTTTTTCTTTAACTTCGGTAACAGAATTGTCAACACGTCTTCACCAGTGAGACGATAGGCTTCAACAATCTGCGAACCTTCAAACCGACAAATGTAGTGATGAGCGTACTTTCCGATTTTCTCTTCTCGTAGATAAGTTTCTTGTTCTTCCCAAGTAGGTTGAACAGAAATCCCATTGTACGCACCATTGATGTTCTTGTTGATTGTTGACTTATATTCACAAGCCCCAATCTCGTCATAACCATCAGCGCCCGACAGGGTTTGAGAAATGGTGTGACCTAATCTAGCTGAAATGTAGATCTCTCTAGAACGAGCATAGGAAAAGGGATCTCCCCATCCTTGTTCTTGACAGAGATCGTGCAGTTCTTCGTAGAGTCGAAAGTAACGTTCTTGTGCATTAGACATAAAGCAATCCATATCCCATTATGAAGCCCAGGGCCATACCCATGCAGACCAGAACACCCCAACCCACAAACGCGGCAGAACTCAGGGGTTTCTTGGGGCGAAGGTAGTTGTCCTTCTTAGCAAAGTCTTTCATTACACTCATAACACATTTCCTCTCAAAACAAAGTAAGTTCCAGCTGGAGCAGTCATACCTTCATTAGCGTCCCAACAATTACAATCGTTACTGATCATTCCATCTGCTTTCAATCCTTGAAGTTGCCATCCCAGATTATCAAGGTTTTTCAAAACATTCTTGACATCTTGCGGAACATCATATGGCGCCAAAAGATCATCCACGATCTGGTCACCAATCTCACGACGCTTCTTAGGCCCATACTTGTCCATGATCTCATAGGCCATTCTTCGGATTTTAAACTTAAAAATAGATCTTTTCATTACACATTCTCCTTTTGAAAACGAATAATACGACCTTGCGTTTTTAAAATATTACTTCTGACTGCATCGACACTCAAACCATATCGAGCTGCAATGTCTTTAAAGGTTGCTCTGTCATATGCGTGTTCAGACCACATCAACAGGTTCCGTTCGGCGTTTTTACCCAACCCCCACCGACCTTTAACTGCCAACAACTTTGCAATAAAGTCTTCTGCAAGAATTTTGTTTTCCATTACGCAACTCCAAACAATTCATCAAAGGTCAGCGGAACAACCAGTTCCAACTTCATCTGTTCCTCGATCTGGGGAACAGGTTTGGGAGACAAGAGGTTCTTGATCTCCGCGATACGGCACCCGATCTCACGGGCGAAAGGATGGTCAGTGCCCGCATCTTTTAGCAGGGCTTCCAACTCAACTTCTAACATAAACTTTTCCATTATGCAACTTCCTCAACAAAGGGTTTCGCGATCAAGTAGACACCAACCGCACTAGGAACATCGCAGAAGGCGTACTCACTGCAAAGCAGTCGATACTTGGCGAAGTATTTGACTTCAGACTGTTCCGCACTGCAGCTGCCACAGCAGTTGATAGGTGGGAAATAAACAGCAACCTGTTCACCACGATCATCGATGACCTCACCAAGACGCTCTGGGAACATCGCACCAGAGTTGATCTGAACCGCACGACCTTTCAAACATTCCATAACAATCACTCCATCTCAAATTACAGGGTAATTATTGCATGGAAAAGATGATTTGTCAACACTTTTTTTAGATTATTTTTTGTTAATTTTTCACATTTTTATAACTTTTTGATCTAAGTTGCGTTCAGATCTGTGAGAGGGTTGCCTGGATGGCCTTCTATTTGTGGTCGTTCGAGTGCGTGACCCTGAGTGCGGCGAACGATGTCGTTACCATCGAACTCTGCCCAATACAACTCGAATGCTACACCATCATCGACACCGACAAACTGGTGCCACTTGCCAGGTTCTACCTTGTAGTAGTCACCTGCACGTAGGACAGTCTGATCACAAACTAATGGTTTCATATCATTAGGTTCATCCGGCCAAGTCTTGACCATTAGTGTACCCGACTCAACGAAGAAACCGTTCCACTTCGTTCTATGATAGTGTTCACTACAACAATGATTTGCTTTGAACTCAATTCGATGAAACTCAAAGGTTGAGTTGTGTTCGATTAGTTCTGTGTTACCCCAAATTTTACCCGACTTCATTATTCTTCACCTCTACATTTACAATATGCAAGTACATTTTCAGGCGAGGATACTTCATAAGGATCATCGTCCGCATTATCTTCTTGATTCTTTTCTGGAAAAACCGCTTCAACCACACCGTCATTGACCACCATTGCATAACGCCAAGATCGCTGACCGAATCCCAAATTATCTTTGCTCACTAAAGCGCCAACACCTTGTGTGAATAGACCAGACCCGTCTGGAATAACTTCGACGTTCTGTAGGTTCTGATCTTTTGCCCAAGCATTCATCACGAACGAATCATTTACCGACATACAGTAAATGGCATCAATACCAGCTTCTTGAAATTCTGGAAAAAGTTTCTCATAACCAGGCAATTGATAGGTTGAACACGTTGGTGTAAATGCGCCTGGCAAACTAAACAACACAACACGTTTACCCGCAAAGTATTCGTCGGTTGTTCTGTCCTGCCAACGGTAGGGATTGGGCCCTTCTACAGACTCATCCCGCACCCTTGTACGAAAAATTACGTGAGGGAGATGTTCTCCTTTGTTTATCATAAAACTATCCTTTCTGTGTATAATATTAAGATTCATATCTATGCTCGTTTTTATCGATGTACATTCTCAGAATATATTTTCTGATTACTGCAAATACAAATAAAATCGATGTTATGAATAATGTCAGTTCAGTCGCGTTCATACCCAAATGCATACCAATGCTGATAAGCAAAAAGTTTAATGCGAGGTTTATGGGCGTTGCGGCAATTGTATCAAGTATTGCGAACTTAAAGTTCGCTTTATCAAGTTGCATTATTAAAGTCCAGCTTTCTCCAAAGTCATATCAACAACGCCACCTTCAATGAGTCGGCGTCGATTTTCCATATGTTGGGCCTGCACTTCTTCTTTACTACCACCAAAGTAAGGAACGCAGTGCCCCTCATCAATCATAATTTCAGTAACAAATCTCCAACAATCTTTGACGGAATCATACACAGTGAAGTCACCAAGAATACGACCGAACTTGCCTTTCATATCTTCACCGTTCTTTGCTACTTGTGTTTTGAGAACACAATCTTTACCAAGAAGTTCTTTCAAACGAGACTTGGCAGCAAGCCCAAACACCTTTTCAACTTTATCTCTAGTTCTTGATTCTGGTGTGTCAATGCCCATAATTCGAACACGTTCGTCTTTTAACCAAATTCCAAAACCTAGATCGATGTCGACATCAACTGTATCCCCATCAACAACCTTTACAACTTTACATCTGTATTCGTGCATTTATAATACCTCTATTTTTAGAGATATTTATCAGAAAATCGATGATTAGCCTCACTGTGTTTTGATTCGTCAGAACGGATACATTTGATCATATCTGATAAACGTGCCGTCTTTTTAAGGGAATAGTAATCGATTGCTATCTGTGGCGCTGGTGGGTTGTCTAGTACACCCGATTCAATCAACTCAAGATATTCGGTATAACTACGTACTGCCTCTTCCTCGAAATAAGCAATCATCTTGTGAGATGTGCTTGGGAACAGTATGTACATAATCAAATAGAAATGCCAGAATATAGCCTGAGCAACAATGACTAGTGCACGTTCAAACCAATTGGGATGCACTAATTCAATGAAGAACATCAGGTGTTTGCGTTCGTTTTCGGCCTCTGCCAACAGTTCGTGTATCATCGTACCATTCCCCTGTTGAAAGTGTCTTAGACTGCGAAGGTGAATTAACATACCTGCAACCATTCCCGGCACACCCGCAATAGTCTCAAGAACTACAGCACGATGACCATAACGTTTCGCAAAGAATGTATCTGCAAAGAAACGAAAAAATTTAGTCATCGCCATTGCAGAAGCATCTGACATTCTATGGGTTAATTTCATAGTTTTCCGCTGTTAACCCCTTTAGAAAGAACACCGTTGGGATTAGTAGCCCAACTTTTTTTAGTTGCCTTGTCCCACTCATCGGGCGTAGCATCGTTGAGTGATCGACTCCCGCCGTAGTGATCCCAATCAACCAGATCAGTTAATATGGGATTGGGTAAATCTAGATCCATCTGTCTTTTAACAATTTCATTTTCAGTCAGATTTTCTTCGTCGTGAATATATAATTGAATTAAAGCATAGTGTAAGATCTTCATCAGATCTTTTCTTGCTTCTCCGGAGTCGCCTTTCCTGCCGTATCGCTTTGCATATTTGATGACGTTGCCCAAGCAAAAACCAGTACCGTGACCAGAATCGATAATGACATCAGTAGCCTGGTACTTATCCGTCGCATAATGTTGGTCGTATGTTTTGTCGACATAATCCATCAACTCCTTGATTAATCGGTCTTCATTAAATTTGTAGTTCATCGTCTTTCCCATCTATAAAACTCATGTTGTCCAATTGTTCCCGTGTACTCCATACCACGATCTTTGACCCACTTGGGTCTCACTTGAAGAGAGTGATAATGAGTTGCACCCTCAGTTATCCCTCTCCAATTTCCTTTATCAAAAACTTCTTCTGCCATCATATATGATTCTGCCCAAGCATCTGGATCGCCTGGGTCATCACTCACACCATCACAGAACCATGAGAATTGACACATATGTCGTTTGGGTACCAGATTACCTTTCCAGTTCTCTACCCAAACAGTTTGTTTCACAACCTCACAAACGGTATCAGGATAATAATCGTCTTCAACACGATTCATTACCACATCTGCCACAGCAGCTTGTCCAGCAAAACTATCGCCCCGAGACTCATGATAGATATTGAGAGATAAGCAATAACGTTCATCCAAAAGATGCTCCTCTTCAATCGGCGGGCCAATTGGTTCGAGTAAGATTGGAACTTGTTCGGTTGATATTTCGGTGACTGTTTCTTCAACGACTGCCACTTCATCCTTTTGTTCATCATCCATAATCCAAATCAAAAAAACAAATCCTAAAGTAACTGCACTTACAAAAGAAAGTTTTCGCCACATTAAACAATTTTCCTTGTCTGACCTTCACGATCAGTAACCGTTATACTATATGATTTAGTTTCATCAAGGTATTCAGCGGAGAGAGTTTCGTTATCGGTACAAAACGAATTTGCCATAAATTGCCAGTGTGATTCAAACGCCTTTTGCGCTCCGGTAACTCTTCCCCAATAATGTGCCCCAAACATACATCCCAAAAATATTAGTGTTAGTTCCATAGGTGATAAATTTACCATATCGTTTCTCCTACTATGTTTTTGTGATTTGAAAAATAAAACTATCCTTTTTACCCGAATAAGGTCTTAGATCCCAACCTGAAGCTTTGTGTTTTTTCATTTCCTCATAAAATTCATCATAGTCAGTTTTCTGGTTCAGTTTCAAGAGTGACAGTTTGTTTCGTTCCGATTCATTTAGTTTATGCATTGGCAAAACATCTTCTATGAAATATGTACCACCCACTTTTAATTTGTCCCAATGCGCTCGGAATGTCTTGAGTTGTGCTCCTGGCGAATGATCACCATCATCTATAATAAGATCAAACTTTACATCCGGGCCCCACAAAGGATCGTCTACAGTACTGTCCTTTTCCATTAGATGCACTTTTGGATTTTCCAAAAGGTGTTTGTATTTTGGCGCTGTAAGTGGAATCCTTTCAAAAAGATCTATACCGTAAATTTCAGCTTGTGTGAAGTAGTCGACATAGGCATTAAAACTTTTTGCTTTCCAAACACCAATCTCAAGTAGATTAATTGGTTCGTGTCTAACAGGTTCAAAGAACTTTTCATAAACGCGCCAGTATTGATGACCTTTACTGCCGTATCCTTTAGTACCCTTATCACAATTACAATCGTCAAATAGTTTTTCAAGAACACTCATTGAATTCTTAATCCTTTTAACCGTTGACCGACATTCGAATTATCGAACACAGGGCCATTATCCTGTTGGGTGTCATCTGTCAAATTTTGTTCTGACTGTTCTACATCATACAATTTCATTTTACTTCTGTCAACCCCTATTACGAATCTTTTGTTATGGTTGGGATCGTTGTAACGATTCTTTAATTGTTTCACCATAATCTGATTGAGACTTTCCAT